CGGCACCGAAATTCTGGATCATTCTGAAGACAGTATTGATCTATCCTTTATGGCATCAGGCCGCGCGCCGTTGCTAATTGACCACGACCACACAAAGGTCGTTGGAGTTATTGAAGATGTCTCGTTAGAGGGGCGGCGTCTCCGTGCCACGGCTCGTTTTGGAAAGAATGGGCTGGCGAAAGACATCTTCGATGACGTTGAAGATGGTATCAGGACCAACATCTCGGTCGGATATCGCATCAACAAAATGGACAAGGACAGCAAGGGTCATTACCGGGCTACGTCTTGGACACCTCTTGAAGTGAGTTTTGTCGGAGTTCCTGCTGATACCAGCGTCGGTTTAGGCAGAAGCGAGCAAAGCGATCTTAGCACAACTGAAGATAAACCCATCCAACAGGAGATCAGAGTTATGTCTGACGAACTGAACATGGATGCCGTGCGAGAAGAAGCTGCTCGCCAAGCATCCAAAGACACAGCCGAAATGTACCGGCTGGCTGAAAAGCACAATAAACGTGGCCTTGCTGATGAAGCAGTTCGCGAGGGCAAATCCCTCACCGAGTTCTGCATCGAGCTTGCCCGCGATCTTCCCGGCAACATGCCTCTCGACACGGTTGAGGTTGGCCTCGACAAGAAAGAGGTTCGCCAATACTCGCTGATGCGGGCTATCCGTGCCATGGCAAACCCCTCTGATCGTCAGGCCCAGCGCGCTGCTGAGTTTGAGTTCGAGGTTTCTGCTGCTGCACAGGCTGCAAGCGGTCGCGAAGCATCTGGTCTGATGATTCCTGATGACATTCTTGGCCGGTGGTCAAAGCGTGACATCAACACCTCCGACGATTCTGGCATGATTGCTCAGGACTTCCGTGGTGGTGACTTCATCGATGTCCTTCGCAATGCCTCTTCTGTCATGGCTGCTGGCGCTACGGTGCTTGCTGGTCTGAAGGGCAATGTCGCAATCCCATCCAAAAACACCGCTTCTACGGCGGCATGGATTGCAACTGAAGGCGGCGCGTCCACTGAATCAGAACCAGTTCTGGGTCAACTGGTGATGGCTCCGAAAATAATTGGGGCATTTACGGACGTAACTCGATTGATGATTCAGCAATCATCCCCCGATATCGAGGCCCTTATCCGCAATGATCTTTCGGCAGGCATTGCTCTGGCGATTGATAATGGCGCGCTTCAGGGTTCTGGCTCTTCTGGCGAGCCTACTGGTATTAAAAACACCACGGGCATCAACGCTCCAACGAACTTTGCGGGCGCTGTCCCGACTTTCGCTGAAGTTGTTGCAATGGAAACGGCAGTTGCAGAGGATAATGCCAACATCGGCAGCCTCGCATACATCCTGCCAGCTTCCATGTATGGTTCGCTGAAAACCACGGTCAAGGACGCCGGTTCTGGGCAGTTTGTGGTTGAGCCAGGTGGCACGATCAACGGGCGCACGGCAATTGTTTCCAATCAGGTCACTGCTGGTGATTTATATTACGGGAATTTTGCCGATTGTTTAATTGGGCTTTATGGAGGCCTCGATATCACAATCGATCCATACAGCGCGTCCAACACAGGAACCGTTCGGATTGTTGCATTGCAGACTGTAGATGTTGCAGTTCGCCATGCGGTGTCCTTCGCGTTCAACAACGACGGCGCATAACTGAGGCCGGGGGAGTGGAGAAATCTGCTCCCCCGCTTTACTGGAGATAAAATTTGCCATACCTCGTTCTCAAAGGCTGCGTGATTGACGGCAAGAAGGCATCTGCTGGTGATGTGGTTGATTCGATTGGCGTAGATGAGAAGAACGCACTTCTCGCCATGCATAGGATCGAGGAGATTGCCGTCAAGGCTCCTCCGGTTGAGACGGACAGGAGCGTTGGTCTGGGCAAGAGCGACAACCCTGCCCCAAGGCGCAGAGGGAGGCCTCGCCGTGAAGATTAAGGCGATCAAGAAAACCATTATTGGTGGCGAAACGGTCTACCCAGGTTCAATCCTTGAGGTGGACGATATCGTGGCGACCAAGCTCATCCGGCGTGAATACGTTGAAGAACTGATAGACCAAGTTGAGGAGGAAGAAGATGGCGCTTCCTCTGGCGAATGACATTCTGACGATCCTGAATGTTGACGAATTCGCGGTGAACGTCACATATGATGGTGGGACCATAAAAGGCATATTTGACAACGAGACAGTCCCTGTTGATGCAGGTGGCGCGGTACAGGTCCACCAGGAGCAGCCAAGGCTTGCTTGCCGGACCTCCGACATCTCTTCGATTGCTGAAGGCGCTACAATGGTCATCAACGGCGTAACATACACGGCTCAAGCATGGGTGCATGATGGCACGGGCATGACTGAAGTGCAGCTAGAGAAGTCGTAATGGCGCACGTTAGAACCCAGATCAGAGATCGCATGGCGACAACGCTGACATCAGGCGTGGCGCTTGTTTCTTCGCGCGTTTACACATCTCGCACATATCCTGTCACGGGTGCCAACCTTCCGGCCCTGACGGTTTTTGCGAACTCTGAGACATCCAGTCTTGTTACGATTGGGACATCAAAGACGCTACAAAGAAGGCTTTCGGTCAGCGTTGACGTTTACGCTAGGGCCACAAGCGATCTTGATGATGATATTGACGCCATCACGGTGCAGGTAGAAGAAGCGATTGCTGCTGACTTCACTGTAAACGGGTTGGCCAAAGAGGCACTCCTGATCTCGACAGATATCGAGTATTCAGGAGAGGCAGAGCAACAGATCGGCATTGCACACATGACCTACGATGTGCTTTACCATACATCTGTCGCTGACGTTGAAACCGCTAAATAGGAGGCCGAAATGGCAACCCATGCTGGAAGTGAAGGGGTCGTATTTAGCGGCTCCAATCAGATACTTGAAGTCCGTTCCTACACCATCAGTGAGACTGGCGAGACCCTGGAAGACACTTCCATGGGCGATGCGGCTCGCACATACATTGCAAGCCTAAAGACCTTTACCGGCTCCCTGGATGTGTTCTGGGACGAGACTGACACGGGTCAAGGCGATCTGGACATCGGTTCCACCATCACGCTGAACCTGTACCCAGAGGGCAATACGTCCGGCGATACATACTACACCGGCACCGCGATTGTGACGTGCAGGGTACTGGCGCACTTAGCGAGACCACGGTGTAATCATGGATTTAGCAAAGCATATTGCGGCGCTAAACAAAGAGAGGCCACGGATTTCAGTAGAAGTCCCGGAGTGGGGGGACGAGAATGCCCCCTGCGTCCTCTACTTTTCCAACATCTCCGCGCGCGATGTTCAGCAGGTTCGTCGGAAGTATCCAAACTTCTTCAACGACACTGAGACTGACGGCATGGTCGAAATGATTATTCGCAAGGCTGAGACGCAATCCGGTGAAAGAGCTTTTACACTTGAGGCAAAGCCCATCCTGATGGATGTAGATGCCATGGTCATCACTCGGATTTTCTCCTCGATCTTTGGCACCAGTGTGTCTGAAGATGCAGAGGACTCGGAAAAAAACTAAGGAACGACTCTTTCCGCTTCAATCTTATGACCATCGCCCTGCGACTAGGCAAAACGATGGATGAGATTGGAGATATTCCATATGAAGAGTATAAGGATTGGGTCGAATACTTCAGCATCGTTGATGGAGATGTAGAGAAAAATGGCTGACACTCTTAACATCGGAATCAACGTCGTCGCTGGGCCTGCCAAAAAGGCGCTCAATGATGTCTCCAAGGCGACCGGCGATCTGTCTGAATCCATAGGCAGGGCGCAGAAATCAACGAAAAAGCTGGGCAATCAGTTCAGTGGTACTGCCGTGGCCACTAATAAGTTTGCCAAAGGAGCTATGCAGCAAGCTGGCTATCAGATCGCCGACTTTGCTGTTCAGGTGCAAAACGGGACAAGCGCAGTGCAGGCCTTTGGCCAGCAAGGCTCACAGATGCTCGCGGTGTTTGGCCCAGCAGGTGCTATACTCGGCGCTGTCGTTGCTGTGGGGTCCGCGCTGACAACGGTCCTTATTGGTGTTGCTAGCGCGTCCAAAGACTTAAAGTCACAGACGGAGGCCACAGCCAAGATATTTGAGGAGTTTGACTCCTCTTTGTCCTCTTTGAACTCAAGGATGGATACACAATTAAGTTCGTCCACACAGAAACTTGAACAAAGATTCGGCAGTCTTGCCTCCCAGGCCAAGAAAGTAATATTTGAGCTAAGAGAGCTTGATAAAGCTAGTGCTTTTTCGGCCTTGGTTTCGAGAATGCGAAAGGTTGGTGTAGCGACAAAGAGTGTAACATCAGAGGCTCAAAATTTATCTAAGTTTATAAAGTCTATAGATGATCTTTCTGATGGCGCGTTCAAAACAAAACGGATTGAGGAGTTTAGAAAAACACACAGCATCACGCTAGAACAAGCAAGAGAACATGTTGCTCTGAACGAAAAACTTACTCGCGTTTTATATGATCAACGAAAACAAAAGACAGCAGAAGACTATATAGCCCAAGCTGATGCTTTGTCTAATTTGGCTAAGGAGATACCAGAATACTCTGTTATGTTGCGAAAGGCCGCTCAATCAAACCTTGATATGGCAGAGGCAATTTCTGGTGGAAGCGTTGACGCGCTAAAGCAGCAAAGAAAGCAACTAGAAGAGACCCAGAAACAACTGATAGCGATGGCGCGAGGCGAGGTTGCGGCAAGCCTGGCAGCAGCCCAGCAAAGAGCTAAAGAGGCTGCTGCCAGAAAGAAAGAGGCCGACGAAAGGGCGCGTCAAGCGGTAAAGTTGGCGGCTGGCGAGGTGCAAGCAGCTCAAGCAGCCGCTCGCGCCAGAGAACGCGAATCTGCTGCAAGAGAGGCAGATCAGAACGCCCGCGCTCGCGAGGCACAGGCCATATTTGAGGCTGAACAGAGAAGAGTTAAGTCTATAGAGAAGGCTTATTCTGCTGAGGCTACAGAATGAGTTGTTCGGGCAGTCAGAAGAGACGATCAAAGCGCAAGTTGATTTCCTTGCAATAACCGCCGCGCTCAAAGAGAAGGGTAAGAACTTTACGCTGGAAGAGCTTGATGCAATTCACGCTCAATTAAAAGCTCGCGCTGAAGAAGCCGGTCTTCTTGAACACAAGAAAGAAGAGCAAAGGCTACAGGCGGAAAGAGAAAAGGCCACTAATGCAGCGCTCAAGAAGATCAATGCGGAGCGAGAGAGAGCGCAGAGGAGAATAAATCAACTCATTGGCGACGGGTTCAGGACGGCTGGAGATGCCATAGCGGGTTTGATTACCGGCACAAACACTTGGCGCGAGGCTTTGACCCAGGTCTTACGCAAGGTCATTGACATAGCGGCTCAGATGGGAACCACAAAGTCTGGCGGGTTTAGCTTTGACAAGTTGTTCGGTGCGGTTGGCGGGCTGTTTGGTGGAAGCGGGCTTTCGCAATCCGCCGCGCTCAACGTGAGCAATCCCGCCGCTCTGACTGGCGCTATGAAGATGCACTCTGGTGGCGTGGTGGGTCATGCTGGTGGCGGGGTCATGGCGAAAGGGTTAAGGCATGATGAAAGGCTAATAGTCGGCCAAACTGGAGAGAGGGTTTTGCCGAGAGGGCAATCGAGCGGCGGCGGTGTCGTTGTCAACCAAACCATAAACCTTTCCACCGGGGTCCAGCAGACCGTTCGGGCCGAGGTGATGAGCCTTGCGCCGCAGATTGCAGCACAGGCCAAGGCGGCTGTCCTTGACGCCAAGAAGAGAGGAGGCGGCTTTGGTGCCGCGTTTGCATAATGGCGATCACATATCCGCTAAATCTGCCCACCCACACCGGCATCCGCTCAATTAACCTCCGGGCTGTCCAGACGGTCGGGATGACGATGAGTCCGTTCACATATAAACAGCAAACGGTGGTTCACCCAGGCCAGCGTTGGGAGGCTGAGATCACGCTCCCGGCCATGCAGCGAGCCAACGCCGAGGCATGGGTTGGGTGGCTGTTAAGCCTGCGGGGGCGTTCAGGGACGTTCTTACTCGGAGACCCACTGGCAACGTCACCGCTTGGCAATGGCGGCGGGACACCTCGCGTGAATGGCGGGAGCCAAACCGGGTCCACTCTAATCATTGACGGCTGCACGGCGTCTCAGTCGTCATATCTGGCCGCTGGGGACTACATCCAGATCGGTTCTGCGGCATCCAGCCAGCTATACAAAGTCACGCAGACAGCGGCCTCTGACGGCTCTGGGAACGCTACGCTAGAGATATGGCCGGAACTGCGATCTAGTCCAACTGATAACACTGCCATCACGGTTAATTCACCCAAGGGTTTGTTTCGCCTATCCACCAACGAGGTTGATTGGTCCATCAACGAGGCATCCATATTCGGCCTGACATTCCCAGCCGTTGAGGCCATCACATGAGCCGCGCGCTCGATGCTAAAATCCTTGCTGCGATTTCTGGTGGCGTGGTCAAGCCATTCTTCACGGTTGATCTGTTGTTCCCAGTTGGGTCTGTTGCATATGGGGGCGCAAGCGTTGAATCCGGGCCGCTGTATCTTTGGACCGGAGTCGGCACTGCTACGATCGAGGGCAAGAGTTATGTCGGAACCGGACAATTTCTTGAGCTAAGTGCATTTGAAGAGACCACTGAAATTGCCGCTCGGAATGCGACGGTTACATTGTCCGGCATCCCCTCAGACCTTCTTGCCCTTGCGTTGTCAACCCCATATCAGGGGCATAAGTGCCTTATAAAATTTGGCGTTTTTGGCGATGATGAAAGCGTTTTAAAGGAAGACGGTGCCTACCTTCTTAAAGAAGACAATGGTCAAATTGAGCTTGAATCTTCTGGGCAGAATAGCTCGCGTTCTATCGTGTTCAACGGCTACATGGATCAGATGACGATTGCCGAAGGGCCGGAGACATCCCAGATCGCAATGACGGTTGAGAGCCGCTTGATTGATTTGGATCGGGTGCGATTGAGGCGGTATACGTCTGAAGATCAGAAGTCGCGCTTTCCAGGCGATCTAGCCTTCGATTTCGTCAATGACCTTCAGGACAAAGAGATATTCTGGGGCAGGCGCTAATGGTCCCAAACCATGACATCGAGCTGGCAAAATACATTGATGAGTGTCGCGATAAACCGTTTGCCTGGGGTTCTCACGATTGCCTGACTTTTGCCGCCGGTTGTGTCTATGCTCAAACTGGGCGGGCAACACTCTCTGACATGCTTGGCGATTACACTTGTCCTATGACCGCTTTGATCCATGCGAGGAGACGCGTCAAGCACTTTGACTATCCATCTGATGTTTCCATCATAGACGCGCTGGACGAGCGGCTGGATCGCGTTAAAACACCATATCCAGCCAGAGGTTCAATCACGGCGCGCAGGGCAGATCAGCAGGACTCTGTCACAGGCTATGCCCTGGGTGTTTGCTTGCGCCGTCATTCTGCTTTCCTGTACGAGACAGGCATGATATTCCTGGATCGGGAGCCAGCGGACTTGTTTTGGAGCGTCGGGTGATGAAGTCGCGGTTTCTGTCAACAACGGCCTTGACCACTTTGCTCTTGGTGGCTTCGCCCGGTCATGTTGAGGCCATGCCACAAGCCGCTCCACTCTTGGCCGGGGCTATGATTTCTGGCGTAGCTGGGGGTGTGAGCCTTACGGCGGCGGGGGCTTTGGCGTTTTCGGCAACGGCAGCGCTCAAGGCTTTTGCTCTGTCAACCGCACTCGGCTTCGTGTCGATGGCGCTGGCACCCAAGCCCAAAAAACCTCGCGTGACAGAAGGCGGGTTCGTCCAAAATAATGTTGGATCGACGCTTGACCATGGCGTCATCTACGGTGAAACCAAGGTTGGCGGGGTTGTTTTCTACGCCTCAACGTCCAACAACGATACCATCCTCCACCGTATGATCGCAGTGGCTGGCCATGAGGTTGAGTCGTTCGTAAGTTTCTTCATCAATGATGAGGAAGTCACCGTTGAATCTGACGGGTCGATTAGTTCACCGGCTCGCTTTGCTGGCAAGGTTTACATCGAGACCCGGCTTGGCACGGACGATCAAACGGCTGTTGATCTCCATGGGTTTGGTGCTGCGGTAAACCTCCCAGACGGTTCCGACGAGTGGACTCAAGCCCATCGGGCCAGAGGTGTTGCGTACATCTACTCCGCCCTCAAGTTTGACACGACCGCCTTCCCCAACGGGACGCCTGTCATCACGGCTGTCATTAAGGGCCGGAAAGTCTATGACCCTCGCACATCAACCACAGCCTGGAGCGACAACGCTGCGCTCTGCATCCGCGATTACCTGACATCTGACTTTGGCCTGGGCTGCGATGCTGATGAAATTGACGATGTGGCTTTTGCTGACGCCGCGAACGATAGCGATCAGAGTGTTGCCCTAATCGACGGAACCAGCACTCAGAAGCGTTACACTGCCAACGGGACATTCACCACGGCTGTCACGCCCTCTGACGCCATCACCCAGATGCTGACATCCATGGGCGGAATGATCTGGTATTCCCAAGGCCAGTTTGGCGTTCGGGCGGCGACCTGGGATGCTCCGACTTTATCATATGATGAAGATGATCTGGTTGCCTCTATCGAAGTCGTAATCAACGAAATGCACGGTACGTTTCGCGGACCAGAGAGCAACTATCAGCAGACGGACTTCCCGCCGATCAAGTCTGATGTCTTTCTCGAATCAGACGGCGGCATCGTTTCAATAACAGACATGCCGCTGCCGTTTACCGACACATCTCAGATGGCACAGCGGATCGCAAAGCTGGCTCTGTACCGTCAACGCGAGCAGGTCCAGGCCACCATCACAACCGGGCTGTCTGGCTTCAAGGCAAAGATCGGCGACATCATCCAGCTATCCAACACTCGCCTGGGCTGGACCAACAAAGCGTTCGAGGTGGTGGATTGGTCGTTCAGCCTTGGCGATGATATGACCTTCCAGTGCGCTCTTAGCCTGCTAGAGATCAGTGAGAACGTCTACGCCTGGTCGGCTGAAGAGGAAGCGTTCGATCAGAATAACACTGAACTGCTGAACGCATTTGCTGTTGCGGCTGTTGGGTTATCAATCGACGATCAGCTTCGCCAGACCAAGCAATCGGTATCAGGTGTGTTGGTTGCTACAGTCACATCTGAAACGCCAACCCGATTGTCTGCCGTTGAGCTACAGTTCAAACTAAGCTCCGAGGCCGACACTGAATGGCGAACATTTTCCACGGGGCCGCTTGGAAAGCACGAAGTCGTTGGGCTGGTTGATGGCGCTGACTATGATTTCCGGGCGCGGGGCATCAGCACGATTGGACTGGCCGGGGACTATGTAACGATTGAGGACCAGACTTTCACACCGTTCGCCACGCCTCCGGCAGATGTTGCTGACTTCTCATCAAGCCTGTCGGGCGGCTCTGCTGTTCTGACATGGACGCCGGTGGCTGACCTCGATACCAGTCACTACGAACTTCGACATCAATCTGTGACGACCGGTGCGACCTGGGGAGCGTCATCGGTTGTGATTGAGCGCATTGCTCATCCATCATCATCCGTTGTGGTGGTCGCGCGCTCTGGAACGTATTTGATTAAGGCGGTGGATCGGTCGGGCAACTATTCGGCGGGCGCGACA